CATCAGTATTTACAAATAAAGCAGATACATCTAAATCATAAACACCTGCATAACTGACTGTGATACGATTACTTGCTAATGACATACCTACTGTATATTCAGATTCTGATAAATCTAATATTTGTGGCGTGTTAACAGTTGCAAAAGTTATATCTGCTCTTTCTTCAAATGTTCCATAAGGATAAGAATTTGTAGCTGCCGCACTTAAAGTCAATGGAACTAATATAATCTGTGAATCAGGACTGATACGCTCATTGTAGATTGTGGTTGTGATTGCTCCACCTGTTGCCAGTGTGAATGTACCAGTATTATTTGTCTTACCATTTAAGATAAGATTAGTTACTTCTGCAATTTCACGAGTATCTGCATACTGTGGTTGTAGTCTACGAAACTGCATTATCGGTTACCTTGTGGTTTAACATCTACATCAATAGATACTGCATCTGTCCAGTTACCTGTAGGCTGTACCAAGAACCTATGATAGCGACCAGCACTGCGGACATTGGCACGACCATCTGTAGTAGTGACTACATTAACACCAAATACGCTGTTATCAGATAATTCTTTACGAGAAGCTACCTTAATATTAGCAGAGCCATTATCTATCTGTGGTCTGACTAATGTCACAACAGAGTTATAACCTAATTCAATATCTGGTGTAATGAGTTGTGAGTCGTATGTAGAGCCTGTAAAGGTGACAATCTTGTCGTTTTTAAATCCTGCAAATAAGAACTTACCACCCACCCATAATCGGTCATCCAGTGATGCAGGAATAGCCTCTAATGTTCCATAACCTAGAGATATTTCTAATGACTCTAATGTTTCACCAGTTGTTGCAATACCACCAACCCCTGTAGAAACAGTAGTTGCTCTTGACCATTTGTTTAACTGCCAGTTGTAAATTAAGATACTACGGCTACCGTCCACATTAGCATAGTTCCATACGACTAGCTTTTTAATAGGGTCTACAGCAGCAGAGATGCTATCTAAATCTGTTAAGTCAGCATTTTTAAAGAAGTATCTATCTACTTTTTCTGTACCAATCCCTGTGACTGTTTGTCCGTCACATTTATAAAAACCGTCAGCAGAGAGGAAGAATGATGTTGCACCGTACTGTGCAATACTGTTACCTTCTAAACATCCTAATCCTCTTGATATGGTATCGAACTGAAAGAATAATGGAGAACCAGAATAGGTCATACGCACAATAGAACGCTCTAAAAAGATAAGTCCTATCTCACCACCTGTAATCCCAGTAATGTCACCACCATCAGGAATAATCTGATAATCTGCTTGAGATGTAGTGCCACTTGTCCATGTTGTTTCATCGTTAATATCAGACCACTGCACTTTGTTAGTATCTGTACCAGCACCAATGTTAGCAGTGACTACAAAGTCTCTTACAACTGTCACATATTTAGCTGTTGGAGCAGATGCAGATAAGTCAGCAAATGCTGCTGATGCACCGATTGTCCATGCTTGTAATTTGTCTTGATTGTTAGCACAAATGACTACTTTACCAAATTGACAGAAGTGCCATGTGTTACCAGAATAACCGCCTGATTTAGATTTGTCATCTAACGATAAGTCTGTGGCATCTAGTTTAAATATCTTGTCTGTACTGCCTGCAAAGATAACCACTTCATCACCGTATTTAGCACCAAACACAGAGTTAAGGTTAGAGGATGCGGCTTGTGAAAAATCTACAGCGTTAGCAAATGGTGCATAGCCTACAGAAGTAGGGTACACATTCTTTGCATCTCTTAATGATGTCATAGAAGGTTGGTCAGGTAACCACTCATCAAACTGTATTCTTGTTCCCATTCTATTCCTTATGTTCTTGGTAAAATTTACTAATGTCTTGCTCTGTTAATACATAAGCATTGACAGTTTTATTGTTAATTTGTTTTAATAACCGATGCCGACCATCAATCATTCTGTATGGTTTGTTGTGTGGGTTTTGCATACCCTGTACCACAATGACTGGATAGTTTGTATTAGCTGTGATGTATCGAGCCTCTGTCTTATCTATACTGTCTAATTCTTTGTGTGATATGTCAGCAATCTGTATCTCTTGTGACGGTATCTGTTTAAACTGTATATATTGTATGACTTGTAATACATTGATAAACATATCAGGTGTGTTATCTAACCTCCACTCACCTGTCATGATGTGTTTCATTCTAATCTAAATCCAAAGCTAAACCGATTAGCATAACTGCCTACACAATGCCATAACTGCTCTGGCAATGCTGGTATATCAAACTCTCTGACCGTAATACCTATGTTGTCATAGTCTGTAATAATGTCATTTCCTTGTTTGTATCTAAAGAATGACTGACCGTCTGTGTATGTAATGTAAACACGCTTACAAGGTTTGTTAGAGTTTGTATGCCAACCCATGTAACCTGTTTTAGGATAGTAGTAATGACCGCTATCTATAATATTGTAATCAGGATAAAGTTCTTGCATGATGTGCATAAACTTACCTGTATTACGACTACCAAAGTCTATGTAATAACTATCATGACTCACTGGTATATCTTTTGAAAAGTCATATTCTAAATGGCTTTCCCAGTTAGGTACTTCTTTTATTCCTTTTAATTTACTTCTATAAATAATATCAGGAACAATACTTTCTGCTAATATTAGTATTTTAGAATTTAGATTTGTATTTTTCTGCATAATCCACTAACAATGATTGTGGATAAGTTTTAGCCACATCTAGCCCAGTGTGTGCATTAGAGTAATCTAAACTTTGTGGCATATCTCTTAATGCTTGTTTATCTGCTTCTATTTCTGCAACTAATGCAGAGTTGTTAGATGCTAATGCTCTGGTTTGATAGCCGTCTAATACTTTAAATGCGTTTGCTCTAATTTGTTTGTAGAGGTTGAGGAAATAAGATTTGAGTAAATCTAAATCAAACACAATGTCTGTAGGATTGTCTTGGTTATCAAATACGCACTTGTCAATATGAATGTGTTTAGCACTTTCTTCTGCTTTCATATTTTCGTTATGAGGTTTAACTAATGTCCTAGAACCATGAGGAATTACACCTTCTGCTTTTAACACATCTACTGTTTTATCAGTAATAGTAAAAGCAACTTTGTTTGTTCCAACTGGTGTATTAAAGTAAACTATATTCATTCTTTATCCTTATGTGTAAATAACAGCAGTAATGTATGTAGGGTCAACCGCAGTAATACCAAACATTTGTGTAGCGTTACCGTCACCATCAGCAGCAGAGAACACCACATAATCGTTGTATGTTCTAATGGCTCTAATGTTAAATGTGCTATCAGCACGACTGTATACCATTGTATTATAGAGGTCTAATGTGAAATCACTCCCTGTTACCCCTGTACCTTGTGATAATACAGCTTGGTCTACATTCCCTAATACAACACAGTAATTAGCATCGCCATCTCTAATACCTGTATCCAATGTAATAGTGTAGTCACCTGTCCCATTCTTAACTAATGTTAAGTTAGAACTAGCAATAACAGAACCTGTCGAGCCATTAAATGCAATGTATCCAGCAGCAGAAGCTGTATTACCTACTAGCTCTTTTACAAAAGCTGTCGTAGCAATCTTGGTACTGTCATCTGTAGATGCTTGTGTAGTTGTGGTAGGAGAACCTGCTAAATTAACACTGTCTGCAATTTGGTCTGTGCCTACTGCATCATCGGCAATTTTAGCACTGGTAATAGCATCTGCATCTATATCAGCAGTAGCGACTGTAGATTTTACAGCTAATGCACCTAAACCTAAATTTGTTCTAGCATCGGCTGCTGTTCCTGCATTTGTTCCACCAGAAGCAATCGGTAGTTTATCACCACTGATTCCAGACTGCCAGTCTTTAAGATGAGCCATCACCTCACGAATAGCATTGTTAATGCCTGATGGAGGACAACCTTCTGCAATATTAACACCATCTACATCGGTGTTATTACTTGCGGTTGAATCGTATTCTGATATTTTGGTTTTTGCCATGTTTTATCCTTGTCGTAACCATGTGTTTGATTCAGGTGTATCTTCCACCCATACTTCGTTTCCAGATGATACAGTAGACCATGTTTCTGCTCCTACTGCACTATCTGACCATTCTTCGCCTAACACATAACCTAAAGCAGTTATTGTGCCATTAGCATTTATAATTGCATCACCACTAAATGTTGCATTACCTAAACAGTTGACTAGAGCTTGTGCATCTATCACTGTATTTACATCTTTAATTAAACCACCTAGTGTATAGACTTCTGCACTAGCACTCATACTTGCACTAGACCTAGCCTCACTAAATCCGTTAGCTGTAACGCTGGCATTGGAGAATATTACACCACTAGCTACTGCGAGAGAGAATCCTTCTGCATCAAATAATGCGTAACCTACAATATCACCAGATGTATTTCTAATTCTTAAGTATGATACAGATGCACTTGCCTCACCTGTAATTGCACCAGATACTGTTGCTATTTTTGTTGCATCTATAGTGACTGCACCAGATGAATTGATACCAGCATCAGCACTAAATATAGCTACACCATTAGTTGTTATAGTCGCAGTAGATGATATATCACCACTAAATGTGCGTAATCTTACAGCAGTAGATACAAGAGTGGCATCAGCAGTAATATTAGCTTCACCTAATAAAACTGCACCTGCACCTAGTGTACTAAAAGGTGATTGAGAAAATGCAGATATGCCAAACATTATACACCTACATCAGGTAATGTTGCTGATTTTAATTCCTCTACTGTTGTCATACTGTCTACTTGATTTGTTGCATCTCTTAATTGCTGTTTTTTAGTAACAATCGCAGATGTGTCAGCACCTGTTTCTTGTGCTTTTATAAACTCAATATCTAATGCTTGTAGTTTAGGTGCTCTTTCAGCACGAAGTTTGTCTTTAGTAATATCTTTAGCTTTAGCTATGTCTATTTTTATTCCCATGTCCATGCGTTCCTAAAAGTTCTGTCAGAAGGTATTTCTGAATTGTCTACGATATGATACTCTTTACCAGATGGTACATCTTTAGCTGCTATTTCTTCTACTGTTAATCCACAATCTGCTGGAACAATTATAGATACTGAACCATCATCGTTTTTATATACTATTCTTTTATCCATAATTTTTCCTTATCTAAATATTGCAATTTCTGCATTTGCTGGGTCACTAGCAGAACCACTAGATGATTCTCTTACAAATCTCCTTGATGTTGTGGTTGGTGCTGTAAGACTTGGGTCTACTGGACCAAAAGAATAATTTAATGCTGCTCCAGAGAGTGTTGAACTGCCACATACAGAAGCATAATTAGTGTCAGGCATAGCAGTTGCAAAATTGACTGTGTAGTCACCTGTACCATTATCAGTAATAGAACTAACATTACCACTTGCTCTTATTGCTACTGTTCCTGTTCCGTTAAAGTTTACCCATGCACGACAAGCATATACAGGAGCAGAACCGCTAGCATTAAATAAACTTAAAGCATCACTATCGCTATAGGAAGATACACCAGTTACAGTTCCACTAAATGTCATATTGTTAGGAACAGTTAAATTACCACTTGCATCTATAGATAATATAGCACTTCCGTCTTGCTCTATCGTTGAACCAGATGCTGTGGGTTTTATACTAATGGTCATTACTGAACTCCGTCTAGTTGTTCCTGTGTAGGTTGAGCTAATGTTGGGTGATTCCATTCTCTGATGTAGTCACCTTTACCATCGCTATCATTCTGAAGCATGATTGTACCAGTAGTTGGTGCAAAGTCTGCATCAGTTAAGTCTGGGTAAAGTGTTGTTATTTTTTCGTAAAGTGTCATGTTTTATCCTTATGTTTGATGTAATAATACAACTGAAAAGCTACATCTGTTTGGTTCGATTGCTTTTGCAGCTCCACTGCTATGATATGTATAAAACTCTAAAGTATCATTTTCTGAAAGATGCAATAATTTAATGTGTACATTATTGTGTTTTTCAGAAGTGCTATTAATTATATTACCATGTTGTTGCCAAGCATCTTTATGTCCTTTAGAAACACTACTACCTCCATTTAAATATATACCAGAATGTAATACATTAGGACCATCTCTCAATTCTATTGTATGATTTACAAGATATAATCCATTATATGGAACAGTATATGTATATGTTGATGTATTATAGTTACTTGCAGAACCAGTATAAAATGCTACAGTATCATACTGAACTTTAGTACCTGTAACATTACTAATACTTTGAGCAGAAGATGCATGAACAACAATAGATACAGGAGCTTGTGGCTTATATCCATTAGCATTGAACTGACCTACCTCTGTAGGATTATCTGCATTACCGACACCAATCCTTAATGTTCCATCAGGTGTTGCTGGTTGATAGATAGTAAAGTTATTGCTAGAGGTAGCATCTGTTCCGACTTGTAGTTTCTTTGATTTTACTGTACTCATTCTGAACCTTTAGGATATTTGTTTTTTACTGCTTGTATTTTATCTGCCATTTCTTGTGGGAATACACCTGCATGAAATAGTGCATCTAATTGGTCACCAATTGGTGGGTATTCAGATACTCTATTTCTTTGGTATTGCGTAGAAGCATATTCTGCATTTAATTCTGCAACTTTAGCAGTCACTTCTTCTAATGTAGGTTTAGTTTGTTCAGTATCTTTCCAAATTAGATTATTATAATCTTCACCTTCCATTTCCCATGTAGCGTTTGGTCTTAATGCTACTAATGCTTTTGAAATATTCATTATCCAGCTACCTCCATAAGAATCATATTACATATGTTTGTAGAATGAGGGCTGTCTGTACTATCTGTGTAATTTGCTGTTCTATTTAAATACAATACAGTTCCTTCACCAGCAAAATATGTTTTATAAGTTGTTGCACTTGTTGTTGCAGGGCTGTCCATGTATTGAAATGATATTGAGTTTACATGATTTCCATCTTCACCTTGACCATTACTAGAAAATGTACCTTGTTTTCTGTTTCCAACTGAATTACCGACACCGATATCTGTAGAATTTCTAACTAATTTATGAACCCAGCCATTTGCGTTAATATCAATTTTACCAAAATTAACCATAATTAATATTTTACTAGATGTAGAAGATGGTGTAATAGTTGTTGCTAATTCAGTTATTTCTGTCCAAGTATGAGAGGAATAGCTATATGTTTTATTTGCAGTATAAACAGTTTGCACTACTTGTAATATTTTTCCACCTACACCAGAACCTAAATCAGAAGATGTAATAGTTCCATCAACAATTTTATCTACACCTGTATCACCATATACTTTAGTTACCATTATACAACACTCCATGTAGAACCATCACCGATTGTAATAACAATACCATCTGCTACAGTTACAGGACCAGCAGTCATAGCATTGCGATTGTCTGCGAGTGTGTAGTCAGTATCTAGTGTAATACTGTTTTCTACAAAACCTATGCCATTTATAGTAATGCTCATTCTGCCTCCTCTGGTGTGTTACCTTCTGCTACCCATTCTAGGTATTCTTGATAGTCTGTGTTAGCTTCGTCTTTAGGTATAAAAGTATTGTCAGTAGTTCTTAATATTACATTTGCTTCTATACTATTTTCATCGTTAATTTTTTTATACATTTATAACTCCGCACTAAATGCTGCTGATTTATCTGTTCTTAAAACTGCAAACTGAACTGTTGTTCCTCCAGTCCAACCATTTATCGCTATTGATGCTCCTGTTTGGGATAGTTCAGTAAAATATATAGCAGAACCACTACTGGTTTTGTTACCATTATGTCTAATAGTTAATGCTGTATTTAATAAAGTAACTGATGGTGTTGCTCTCATTTCACAATAATATCTAACACCCCACCATATTTGAGTAGAACTATCCCAATGACCAATACACCCATTACCAAATGGTATTTGATAATACCTCTGACATCTTGCTAACTCCATATCATAAGGTCTGTGTTCAAATGGTGTAGCTATATCTCCTTTTTCAAATTGTATTTGAGAGAAATCTATTGTGCCTGTATTTGTATCTGTAATTTGCACTCCTACCCATAAACTATGGTTGTTATCTGTACCTAGTGTTTTACCTGATATTGATGGAACATTAACAGTAAATGTAAACTTTTGCCAATCAGTTGTTAAAGCTACTGTGCCTAAAGATGTAACAACAGTAGCTGAAGGAGAGCCACCTGTGCCAAAATATTGCACTATTCTTGCATTAATAGTTGTAGAACCTGATGGACGTCTAGCATAAAAAGATAATGTAGCTGTTTGTCCAGCTAAAGTTCTTACATCTTCAATTCTTTGGTGAACTTCATAATTTTGACTATTAGAGTTAATTGTCCATCTTCCATAATAACTTGGTTCATTAGGAACTTCAGTTTGTCCTAATGTAAATGACTGTCTTGCAAAACTACCACTAGCTGCACCAACCTTAAATCTATCGGCAGTATAAGCTGAACCACTTAATGATATTGATGTTCCTCTTTGCCATATATCAAAATTACCATTGATGATAAGATTGCGTACACCTAAAGCATTTTGTGTTGCTAGTGTGCTAGAAGTGGCAGGTAGGTTTAGTGTTGTTGTTCCTGCAACTGCTGGTGCTTGTATGGTAACTTCACCAGATGTATCGCCTTTTAGTTTTATACTTGCCATTAAACTACCTCTGTCCAATTCGTAATAGATTCATTCCAGATATACTGACCTTCTTCAGGCATGGGAACTGGTGCTTCCCATAAACAAGTGGTTTCATTTAGTGTCCATGATGCAAATGGTTGTGGTGGAATAAACGCATCTTTTTCTCTATCGTAAGTATAACCAATACCTGCAAAGTTTTTTCTTAATGGTGTTCCACCTAATGTATGTTCACCACCATGTGTATTATAAGATGTCTGTATCCATTCACCTGCTGAATCATCTACAAATGTATCAAAAAATTCTTGTTCAGCAACTATGACTTTAGTTACGATACCATCTGTTACTTTTGCGTAATGTGCCATATATATCCTTATGCCGTAAATGTTCCTGATGATGTAAATGTGTGATATGTGTATCCACCCGATGATGTAACTGTACCACCAGTTCCTCTTTGTGAACCTTGATATCTTATTATAACTATTCCTGACCCGCCATTAGCACCAATTGTACCTCCAACACCAGCTTGACCACCACCTCCACCGCCTCCACCACCTGTGTTTGCTGTTCCAGCAGTAACTGTTCCCATATTTGTACCTCCAGCACCTCCGCCACCAGAGCCACCTGCTCCTCCAGCTCCACCAGCGTTACCGCCACCACCACCGCCTCCTCCTGCGTAAGTTGAACCATTATCCCAAGTTTTTCCTGAACCTCCTGCACCACCACTATTTCCAGAAGCATTAGCACCAACAGCATTAGCTCCTCCTCCGCCACCAGAACCTTGATACCCTCCAGCAGCAGAAGTTCCTCCAGCCGAACCTTGTCCAGATGTTCCACTACCACCAGCATATGATCCACTTCTACCTGAACCACCACCGCCAGAACCACCTGACTTTCCTATTACAGCATCTAAACCACCAGTACCACCACCAACGGCAGTTAAACTATTAAATGTAGTATCAGAACCACTTGGAAATGTATTAGGAGCATTAGTCCCTGTGCCACCAGCTCCTACAGTAATACTATAACTATTTCCAATTAATGCAGTAGATGAACCAGCAATATAACCTCCAGCTCCACCGCCTCCACCATGAGAACCTGCTCCACCACCACCTCCAGCAACTATAAGATAATTAAATGCGTAATTATTAGGGTTGTCTCTAAATACTGACCAACCATTTGTTGTATATATTTCTGGTTCGTTTAGTGTGGTGTTAAAACCAATAAGACCTTGTGTTGGAGTAGATGGTCTTGTAGCTGTAGTCCATTGTGGTAACTCTAAACCATCAGCACCAAACTTAATCATTTTAGTGCCGTTTTGTTGAAATTCTATTTCACCACTCGTATCAGGAGTAATAACCAATCCGTTTGTTGTATCTGCATTTATTGTAACTGCCATTATACGACCTTCCAATTAGAACCTGATGGAACTGTAACACTTACTCCACCATTTATTGTGACTGGACCAACTGATAAAGCATGATAGCTGTTAGGCACAGTAAAGTTCGCACTTACTGTTGTAGAGTTTACAAAGATTCCGTTACTCGCACCCATTTGTTCTGCATATATTGTATTAGTATCATCTTTATGTCCTGATTTTTCAGCAGGATATGTAACAAATACATTACTTGTGCCTGATAGTGTAATCGCACTACCACTGTTGCTAGACTCTAGTATGGTATCACGAGATAAAGTTGTGCCTGATGCTGTGTAAGTACCTAGACCAACTTCCCAATCATTACCAGAAGTTATGGCATAGTAGGTTGTATTACCATCACCTATTACAGAGAATGTTTGGAAACCTGTGACTGCACCAGCAAGCGTGACTGTACCTGTGCCTGTGGTCGTAGTAGTTTCCTGTACTCTATCCTTAACGACTAATGCCATTATTTATCCTTACGCTAATGTAACTGATAAGTTGCCAGTTGTAATCTTGAAGATGTCACCAGAGTCGATTGTTTTAGCTGTGTCTAAACCTGTATGGAATAATAAGTTTCCAGCAGTAGAAGCATCATATAAACCTACATGAGTAACTTCACCCCAAGATGCTGTTGCTGTTGGAAAAGTGACATCAGCAGAGTTTGTAGAAACACCATTGGATGGAGCACCAAATGTTACTGCTGTTCTAGCATATGATGTTCCTGATGTTGATACCTCTGTGCCTGCATCTGCATCTGTTGGGTCGTTTGTAAATAAACCTACATACACAGTCGTAGGAGATGTGTAAGATGTGTTGCGGAGAACAGCATTGATAATTGCGTTCTCTAAATAATTACTAAATTCAGCCATTGTTGTTTACCTCGTTGATAATGTTATTGACATAGGAGAAGATGGATATTCGCTATCATCATCACTTGCTCTTAATGATGCTAGACCTCTATCATATAAAGATGCCCAAGTTGCTAATCGTTCATCGTTCATAAGATAAGGTTCAGCTTCTGCTAATGCACCGTATAAAAGCAAGTCTGGGCAGTTAGCTAGAAATAAGTTAGATGGATTACCATCAGATAAGAAATCAGGTTTGTAGTAATACACCATTCTTAATGTATATGCTGTATCAGGTTTAGGTGCAAATTGAAACTCACTACCTAGTAATGTGTACATGGTAGGTACACCTTTTTCTGTTACTCTAGCGTTTCTAAAAAAGTTAGATGTGTTTTGGAACTGTAATACACGAACAGGTGTTGTATCTAAATGTAAGTCTTTCATTGCTAAAAAGTCTGATGGTAGAGATACTGTTGAGTCATCAGCCGTTGTTGTTGCAGTTGCTACTTTTAGCATTTGTCTAATGCGTAAATCTCTGCGTAGTCTTTGCTCTGCTAGATTAATAAAGTCAGGTATCTGTGTTGTCAGGTCACTACGAGCAAGATAATCTGCTATCGTGCTTTTTAATGTTGTGTATGAAGTAAATGCCATTATACTTTACCTTGTCGTGTTCTAAAGAAACGGTTGTCTGGGTCATTTAACCAAACACGAAATGCTTTCTGGTCAATCACATGAAAGCCTCTCATAATTCCTTTTTGGTTAAGTGTGTCTATTACGGTCAATGGAATAGAAGCTATCTTATTGTCAAAGACATCATTACCCCAACGACCATTTGTTTGGTTATATTCTTGTTTGTTCTGTTCAATAATTGCGGATACATCTTGTGCAGTCTCAATCACTAATCCACCGTCATCGGTGTCATGAGCTACTTTGTTTCTAATATTATCTTTTTCTAATATCTTCGCCATAATAATCCTAAAAGGGTAATGCCCTCCGAAGAGGGCAATTATCCGTATTACTCTGCAAGGTCAGCAATAATTGCGTGAGCTGCTTCGTTTTTAACTTCAAGTGTGTATTCAACAAGAAGTTGTGTTTTTTCGCTGTCACCAGTTTTAGCTAATTCGTTTGTAGCGAATGGGCGTAAATATGCAACTGAAGCATATTCTGGGTCAAGAACAAATGCTACTTCACCGTTGTCATCAGCATCAGCAGTCATGAATCTGTTAGGAACAACAGATAATGTACCGAAGTCTGATAAGTAAACATCAGCAGCACCAACGATAGTTGTTGCTTTGTCATTTGGTGCCATGTAGCGTTGTGCAGCAATACCAGCAAAACCTGATACTACTTGTTTTTGTGTTGGTGTAACCATAAGAACAGTTGGAGTACCACCTTGTTCGTATGCTTGTTTAACAGCAGATTTTAACATTGCTTCTGTGAATGTTGCATCTGTACCAGAAACACGAGCTGTAGTTCCGTTAGAACCAGCAGTACCTGCACCCACATAGTTAGTATTCAACCATGCTTGTAAACCACCTAATTTACGAGCTGTAGAAGCATCACCTGTTACAGCAGCAGTATTAGATAGTAATGTTTTTTCCATATCTCGTTTAAGTTCAGCAGAAGCTTTGCTTAATTGATATGCTTTTTCAGATTTACGACCAGCCTTATCGATAGACTCTAAAGTACCAGCGATTTGGATAGTTTTTTGTGAAATCTGTGTTCTGTTACCTTTACGAACAGTTGGAGTAGCTGTTAATGATGATGCGTCTGCACCTTCAACTGCAGCGTTAGTTGCTACAGCAGCAGCTAATGAGTCTGTTTGCCATTCGTGGTATACAGCAGTTGCTTTTGTTTTACCAACAGATGACATAAATGGTGTGTCTGTTGGAGAAATGTTATAAATCACATCGGTTAAATCTTCACGATTACCAATGGATTGATAGGTTTGATATGTTGCCATGATTAATTCACTTCCTTATTAAATAAAGTTTTCAAAAAGAGCCGCAGCATCTCTGACTTTGCCAGTTTGCTTTAGCTTATTCAGTTGTTGTTTGCGAATATCACGATTACCTTCTTTTACTTTTGTGCCTGATTTAACCATCTTGGGTGCTTGAGCAACCTTTTTGTTTACAGCAGGTTTAGATTTCTGAAGTTTGTCGTACATCATCGCTTTGTGTAGCATTAATACATGACGAGAGTCGTATACTTGTGATAACTCATTGTCTGTAAAACCTACACTCTTACCGTAGTTACGAATCTCATTTCTGATTTGTTCGCCTTTGGTTGGGTCTGAAAACTCTGGTAGGACTTGTGAAAGTTTTTGTGCTTCCTGTTGAACTCGTTGAGCCATTTCCTGCTGCTGCTCCGCTTGTTGCTGTTGTGCAAGGCGTTGCTGTTCAGCTCGTACTTGTGCTAACTGTTCTTTCTTTTCAGTCAGTTCTGCAACTTTGACTGCGTATCCTATTGGGTCGTTTTCCTTCATATCGGCTAAATCTTCTGAACTATCTTGACCTTGTGTCAAAAACTGTTCAATAGCTTGTAGCCGTTGAGCATAAGTATCCCTAACTTGTTTAGCCTCTTGAATAGCTTTTGCTTCCGCTTCTACTGCCTTACGGTTTTCTGCTAACTCTTGAGTCTTTTTTGTGTAATCCGCACCAAGTTGATAACCTTGCATTAATTCTTCGAGGGTGACTTCTTTCTCTTCGCCAGCAGCTTTTACTGTATAGCGTGTTTCTTCTTCAAGTTCCTCTTCTTCAACTTCAGATTCATCATCATCTTCAACTTCTACATCGTCTGCATCAACAACTTCATCTTCTGTTGCTTCCGCAGCTTCTTCGTAGTCTGCACTATCTTCTTGCTCTGTTTCAACAGTTTCTGGTTGCTCATTGGAGTCCTCACTTGCTGATAAGAAGCCTTCAAATTTTGCAGCAGCTTCATTCACAGTTAGTTCTCCACTTCCTTGTTCAGGAGTCATGGTTTCTTCACTCATTGTATTTCCTTAATGTTCCCTTTTGGCAAGGGTTGCCATTATAGAAAGGTCTATAATATCTTCCACGCTTTATCTTTAATGTCACTGTCTTTAGTGATTGATTCAAGATAAGCCATGATTTCGTCTATAGCTTGTAATCGGTTGTAATATCTTTCTCGTTCTTCTTTTTGGTGTGCTTCTGAATAACGAATATTATTGAGTTGATTGTCTCTTAACTCTTCGATTACATCTAAAAATTCTTGTGATTGTAATAAATTACGAATTGCTTCCTGTCGTGTCATTTGGACTTCCGTAGTTAATTGGTGAACCTAGCAGTCCACTTAAATATCTTCCAGCTCCATAGTTACCTGTCGGTGTCGCCATAGCAGTTGGGGTCGATAAAAATGATGTTACATTCGGTGTTGGTAATGGTGCAGGTCTAGGTGATTTAGAATACACATAAGCCATAGAAGGTGAGTATTCGTATATGTCTGTATCACCTACTTTGCTTTTACTAAACCCTGTAATGTCTGTATTAACAGGTCTAAATGATTGATTATCTACTTCAATAGTTCCTTCTGCACGATTAGAACCACCGCCAAAACCCATATTACCAAAAAAGTAACTTGGAGGTGAGTAGGTAACTGTGTATGGTTCATATACACGATTGTTACCATAGTAGTAACCAGTATCACCTACAGACTGTAGTCCAGAGTATTTACTTGGAGTTAATCCTAGTACAGCATTAACATCTATATTAGATTGTGGTGCAGCAACAATGTTAGGGGCTTTGCGTAGACTAGGGTCTAGGCTAGGTGCTAACCTGTTAAGACCTAGATTAAGTAACATTACTGCATCCCTTTATTAGCAATGTTGTTAATCTTTTCTAACGCATCCATAATCATTTTAGTTTGGTCTGTTTGTAGTTTTCCTGATTTGTTTTCAGCATCCATTCTGATTTGCAATTCTTTTAATGCAAGTTCAGTAGTTTGTTGCACTTCTTTTTGCTGTAACTCTAAAGCATCTTTTTGAGCTTTCAATTGCATTTGCTCTCTTTCTAATTCAAGTTTAGCAGCATCTGTTTGAGCTTTTAATTGTGCTTTTTCTCTTTCCACTTGAGCCAATACTTGTGCAGCTTGTGTATTAGGGTCAACTTTTTCTGGTTGTGGTTGAGATAGTTGTGCGTTCATCTCTGGTGTAATTTCATTAATAAACTCTGTAGAGTCTTTGAAACCAGCCATGTGAATAAATTTAGCTAATGTATCTCTGTATTGTTTAATGTTGACTAACGGATTAGATAATCCATAGTTTGTAATAATCTCTTCTTGTTTAGCTAAAATCATTTGCATGGTTGCTAATTGCTCTTGTCTTTGACCTGTACCTAAACCTACATTAATATTGACATTATAGTTAGTTTTCCACTCTCTTGGGTCAAACGGAATAAACTCGCCATTAATACGCACCACACGAGCTTTATCTTGGTATTTACATAACAGATGTAGGATACCTCTAAATAAACTTGTCACGCCTGTTTCTGCAAAGATACGAGCTATAAGTTCTAGCTTACCTGTAGATGCAGCAGACATAGCAGATACGGCTGTTGCTGTTACATTCTGTAAAAGGTTAGGGTCTAAACCTTGTTGTGTGTCAGATACACCTGTGCGTTTAGCTTGAATTGCATCCAAGTATTCTAGCATAGGGAATGATTGACCTGCAGAAGATTGCACAGTCATTGGAACAATCGCTGCTGGATTCTTTAATCGAACCACACCACCTGCTGTTGATGTCAATAAGTCATCTAGGTTGACTTGTCCTTCTACTGCACCCACTCTGTAGTTGTTAGTGAGGTAGAGGTTGTCTAACATTTGACGAACAACAGTCGACTTAATCAACTGTAAGTCCATTGCTCTATCAGCTAATGACTGACCATAAAACTTGTGTGGAATTGGAATTGGGCAGAGAGAATGAAATGGGTTATAATCACATTCATGCTCTTCTAATATTTCATGACCTGCATACACTACTCTTCTGTATTCAGCAATGTCATCATCATCCATATCAACTTTAAGATAACATTCAAACACTTCAACTAACTGCATTGATTCATCATTAGAATCCATATCGGTTGGTTGTTCACCACGAGTGTATCGTGCTATTCTTTCAGGACTAAATTCTAGTGCATCACCAGTCGGTAGAGATTCAACAAGTTCTTCATCATAACCCATAGCCACTAATTCTGAACGAGTCATCATCTTACGGTGTGCAGTAAATGGTGAATCAGCAATACTTCTTGCTCGTTTAGAAATTAAGAACTCTTCTGGTGGTACATTCTCAACAGTCACTTTACCATTGTTAGTTGTTTTCTTGAGTTTTACATTATGAGAAACAATCGCTGGTGATACTTCCATACCAGTCATTTCATCAAACACAGCTTCTTGGATAATGGTTGTTTCTTGCTCGACCACTTCTACTTCTGGGTCTTGCATTAGAATCATTAACTCATCGTCTGTTAAGTTTTTGTATGACTCTTTCTTAACATCAATCTTGTCTTCCCAGTATGCTTTTACAATACCTACTTTTTGTAGTAGAGCATCTTTAAACCAGTTGTGCATCACAAGGAATCCATCATTATCCTTGTTAAATACCCAGTTTACATATTCTGTAGCTTGTTTAGCAAATGGTTGGTCGCCATCGTTTACAGGTTCAAATGAAACAACATTGTCTCCAGATGCAAATAAACGCATGAGTTGTGGTAATGCACCATCAACGACTTCTGCAACTTCGCCTGTTACAATTTGAGATTTACCTTCTACTTCGTTACCATAAGGCTCACGAAGATAGTATTCTAATGCCTGTTGTCTTTCATCGGTTGTCTCCGTTTCAAGATAACCTATGGCATCTTCTATCTCATTTTCTAATATTGCTTTTAATTTTTCATTTGACATTATTTAATTGCCTTTATTTTTTTCTTGTAAGTTTAAGTCTACGGTTTAAAACTTCTTTTCTCTTTAAGTTATCTTTGTGGTATTCTGTTATTAATGTATTTGATTTTGCTTTATCAATATATTTTTGTAACTCTTCATTAAATATATCTTTATTGCCAGTTTTATTATAATTTATAACTAAATCTGGATTTAATAACCCCTGTCTAATATCTCCACCTTCAAAATATCTTAATTCTATTGGTAAATTTTCCCAACCTAGTTTATTAGCAACCATAATTCTATGATTTCCTTCATTTACAAATGGTTGTCCGTATTGGTCAACCATAATAAATGGCTTATATTCTCTTACCCCTTCAACATTTAAAGGAAGATAATCACCTTTTCTTCCAGAAAAAACATTCCCACTGCCAAAATAATGAGTAGGTAAATGTTGATTTTTTTCCATATAATCTGTTAAATAATTTAATGAACTTTCTCTAACTTTTTGTTGTTCTAAATTTAATCCAAGAATTTCCTTTAAAACATTTGTTGGAATAGTAGGGTATTCACCTCTATACCCTCCAGTGATTGATGAGCCTATATGTGCACCAATTTCTCCAGTACCACCTGCTGATGCAGCTCTTAATCTTTTTTCTAATAACCAATCTTTTGATGGAATATCACTATCTAATTTTAAATTAGAATTTAATGAGTAAGATTTTGGAGCAATTTTTTTTATTGTTCCCAATAAACCACCACCCATAAAATCCATGCCAGTTTGCAATGCTGTTTCAGGGTTATTCATTGCATTAACCCTTTCTTTTGCATTTGAACCTAATTTATTTATAGCTTCTGATGATTTTCCTTGAATAATTAGACCAAGAGGGGTAAGCATAAATTTATCTTTATATTTAGATAAATCTGGAGCATAATCTTGAGCTATTACCATTTACACAATCCATTTATTGTTGACTGTAATAGGTTTGTGCCATGACTCCATAGGAGACTCGTCTAAACCTACTGCTAAATATCTAAACGCATCGGCTGCGTGTGATGACCAATCATGTAACGGTCGGTCATGAAATACATTTCTTTTTTCATCAAACACTCTGCGGTAATTTCGTAGAGCATCTAATCCTTGTTTTACTTTTTCTGGGTCAAACCAGCATCGCGGTAGTATTCGTCTGACTGATTGAATACCATCATGTACATTAAATCTGGGTGCTATTGTGATTTGTAATCCAGCATCTTCCAACATTTCTTTTCTCGATTTACCTGTACCCAACTCTCTAACGGCAACATCGTGAGGAAGAATGTGTGTTGCATACATCCAATCGTTTTCTTGTAACCAGCTCACATAATAATCAAGACCAACACCATGATTTTCCACATAGTCGACTAACCTTATCTCTTTGTTGACCAGTTGTGCTACCCATATTGCTGTAGAATCAGACATACCCAAGTCCCAGCCTGTGTATGTTCTCGCTAAACCATCTGGTTCTATAGACACTAATCTACCTTTTTCTTCTAAATCATGTATCAGTTTAGAATAGTAAGAACCCTCAACAGGAGCTTGGAAAGAACATTCAAACTCTTGCATGTATTTGTCTTCGCCCATTTCATCATAGGCAGCTTTTAATTCTTCTTTAGGGAGTAATTCTGTTTCTGATGCTTTAAACTCAAGCAAAGACCAACCTTCGTTTTTCTCGCCTCTGTCTCTTAAATCTTTAAAATGGTTTTGACCTTTCGGTGTTCCCATTGCAATACAGTAACCTTGTCGGTCAGCTAATGCTGGTCGTAGAATCTCTGTAAACAAAGAAGGGTTGACATCACCTATCTCATCAATAACACAGCCGTCAAGATAGATACCTCGAAGAGAGTCTGGGTTATCAGCTCCATACAAAGAAATCCTGCGACCCATAAAATCCACTCGTAGTTCTGCAATGTTTGCTTTACCTCCTAGCGGTCTGGTGTACTCAAGGAGATAATCCCAAGCCACTCGTTTCGCTTGATTGTAAGTTGGTGCAATGTAGGCAAATCTAGGGTTAGATTTGTCAGAAATTAACGCTGAATGTATCAGTTGGTTAATTGCACATACGGTTTTGCCCATTCGTCTATGAGCAACCACTACTGAAAAACGGTTGTTCTTAACGAGTTGGTGTATCTGTTTTTGTGGGTCACGGGGTCTATACCCTGTATCTATTGATTGCGACTCCATAGTGGGTCATCGCTCCTTTATTATTTATTTAATATTTATTTTTACTGGTCTTCCATTTTTACCTATAAAGGCTGTTCCTACTTCAGTAGCTACATCAGTTAATCCAGAAGATAATCCTTGATTTAATATTTTTGCTGGTGTTCTTTTAGATAATTCTAAAACTTTTTCAGGTGTTGACATATTGCCGTACATTTTAACCAAATCATCTAAATACTCATTACTGAAGTCATAATTATCAACTACAGTTATTGTTCCATCTGGATTGTATGTGTATGTAAATCTTCCTAATGTGTTTTGTAATGGGTCTGATTCTAAATTTAAAAATTTATCATCTAATAAAGAATCTTCATAATATTTGTCTCCAACATATCCAGAAGATTTGGAGGTATTAATACCTTGCTCTTCTATTAAAGATTTTAAATTAGATAATTCATATTCTGTTAAATCTTTTTCAGTTAATGGTTTTGTTTTATCTCCAAGCAAAGATTGCAAATACCATCTTTTTTCAGATGATACATTATCTTTCCAAGAATCATAGATGTAATCTAACAAGCCCATATATACATATTACCTATTTTTTTTTAGTTGTTCCATTCTTTCTAATCTAGCTTCACGAGACATGTATAACCATTGTGCTAAATCTTCGTAGTCTCTACCGCATGAGATACAATGATTGTCCTTCATACGACAGACACCGTTGCAGGGTGAATCATCAGACACAATCACCGAGATTTTTTATTAGACTTTGCAGTCTTGGCTGCTTGTTTGAATTGTTTGGCTGTAGGTGCTCCTTTTGCTCCTGCTTTACGCATTTTTTCTCCGCTTCCTGCTGCGATTCTTTTTCGTTTTGCATGGATATTTGCATAAAGTCCTTGTTTAGCCATTATTGTATACCTAGTGCTCTTAATCTTTCTATAGCGTTAATACGCATTTCTCGTGGGGCAGACATATCATAAGCAATATTTAGAAACTGTTGTGGGTCAACCATTTCACCTTGTGGGTTTTGTAACAATCCGCCTGTATAGAGAGGCATTTGACCATCTGCATAGTTAGGTTGCATTTCATTTGCTGGTAGAGACAGCATTTGTTTAATTGGCTGCATTATTCCTTTTTCAATTTGTTGTTGCTTGAATCGTGCAATATCTTCATCTGACAACATTCCAGATGTAGGCTGTTGCATCATTCTCATAATATCTGTTATGCTTATTTGTGCCATAATTATTTACCTTTTTTTCCGTAACCTTTTTTACCTTTGCCTTTACAAGCCATCATTTTCTCCTAGTGTAAAATTTGTAGTACCCTAGTTTTCAACGCTGTTGTAAAAACAGTCTACAGAAAAAAGGGGGGTGGGGGTCTATTCTATTCCTGTAATGACTTTTACATGAACAGGAGCACCGTCTGGGTCTCCGCCATGCTCATGCTTTTGTGTCTCTTTCCACTGTGCACGAGATTTAAGCCAAAATATCATAGAAGTCGTATCACCTGCTTTAGCTTTCTCATACAATGTACCAGCAATGACAGAGTTAGCCTCAATACGACCACGCTTAAGTTCTTCTGGATAATACTTTGTGAGGGTGTCAGCAGAGATTGACAACATAGTTGCGATATCTTCGTACCGAGTACCTACTTTACTTAATTCATACACTTGTTTTCGGGTATCGCCATCTGGAAGGTGTGGGGGTCTGCCTACTTTTTTGGGCTCGACTTCCCCCATTATAACATTACTGTCAATATCTTTATTATCACTCATTATTAAACCTTTGTCAATTTTATTTTACTTATGATTATTGTTAGTTTGATTAATTATTTAAATCAATTATATCTTGTCAATGTAGATTGATACTGTTATTATTATATTAAGCCTTGAGCTTACCCGTTCTTTAAAAACTATTTAAACTTTATTAATCTTTTAAAAGGATATTATTATGTTTACTATTCCAGATGGATATTTAGTTGATTCAATTCTTAATGCTGTTAACGATGATGAGGATTTATTCAAACGCCTAAAAGAGTTTCATATGACATTAAATGTCAATGGCGTTGATCCTGATTTACATTCTAAAATAGGGCTATTTATCAGAGTTAATCTGAATGATGCCATGTCAGAGTTATATGATAAAGCAAAATCATTACATGAAATAGAATATGCTTTTCTAATTCGGTGTTTATTAGATGAGCTAGATAATTCCGACCTTATTATTTTAGGTAAAAAAGCAATTCAAGAATTATCACTATAAATCCAAATCAAATACAATATCCCTTTTTTAAGTCCGAAAAACTTATTAGAGGGATAATTGTAAACTTAAACTTACAAGGAATTATTATTATGACAGTAGAAAAAACTAATCAATTTATTCTTATTTCAGATATTGTTAATAATCAATATATAAAACAAAAGTATATTGGTTATTCAATTAAAGACTGTAAGAAAATGTTTAAACAATATATAAATGAATATAAAACAGGGGCTTTTTAGCCCCTTTTTTTTGCTCTTAATTTATGTATTCTTTAGGCGTAGTTATCCCATCGATAAACATTATACACTCATTTAAAATAAATGTCAATAGAAAAGGGGTATTTTTTTACCCCTTTTTTAATCTTTTTTAACAATATTTCTTTTATCTAAACTTGTATTTAATAAATATCTATCTTTTAAATAAAAATAATCTTTATTAAAATCATATTCTTTATTATATTTACAACACCAAGCCAAAGAATATTTAAATTTTAATTCATATTTATTTATATATCTTTCAATTTTTATTAATTCTTTTCTTATTTCACTTTGCATATGTTTATTAAAAATATTATCTGAATAATCCCCCTTATATTTTGATAATCTATCTAATTCTATTGTTAAATCTTTTTCATAGTTTTTTAAATCTTGATATGTTTGCATTTTACTCTCCAATAAAATTAATACAATTCTTATTATACATAAAAAAATAATAATGTAAACTTTTATTTACAATTATTTTAATTTAATTTATTTATTAGATTTACTTGATATTTACTTATAGAATATATTATGGATATAATATATATAGTTATTGCCTTTTGGTTATCATACTTGATAAAATCATTTTTCGCTCGACGCTTCTTACGGCGTTCGCTACAAATGATTAATTTATATTTAATCACTAAATAAAACTAGATTTTATCATATTTTAAGACTTTTGTAAATACCCTAAAAAACACTAACATAAAAAATAATAATAAAAACAATGATTTAAAAAATAAAATAATTTATTAAAAAATAATTAAAAAAAACTATTGACAATATGAATTGACATGATACTATAACCATGTAGTAACAATTTATTAATTATTGGAGAGTAATTATGAATAATAAAAATAAGTTTGATTTAGGAAAGTCATTATTATTTGAATATCAAAATAATAAAAAATTTAAAGATATTTGGGATAGTTTAGAGTTAAAGAAAAAATCTGATACCCAAAAAACAAAAGGAGAGTAATTATGGAATTAGTAAAAATTCAAGCATATAAATATCAAGAGTTAGATGATAAAGCAAAAGAAAATTATATTCATACAATGTGGGATATGCCATTTTACTATGAAATGGAAGATGAACATGGGAATAGCATAATGAAATATGAATATTTTGGAGATTGGAAGTTATCAGAACAAATAGATTTTTGTGAGTGTAATGAATATTTATTTGATAAATATGGTAACCCAATACATCATTTAATAGAAAAAGGAGAGTAATTATGAAATATACAATAGAATTAGAGCCTAGATTTGATGAATTATCAGATGAATCTATGTTAAAAGTAACATCATTAATAAATGCACTAGCTAGTCATAGATTTTATTGTAATGTAGAGGAAAAAACTAATAAAGACATAGAAAAAATCATAGATAAAATTCATGGTGTTTATTCTAAAAACTATACAGGAGAGTAATTATGCAATTTAATACAGATTTATTAGATGAGTATGCAGAGAATGAGGGATATGAAGATTGGGAGATTGTTCCTCAAAATGATGAATCGCCATACTTTGGTGATTTGATAATTAGATTTATTAAATAAGGAGAGTAGAGATGAAAAATAAAAAAGTATCATTCCATAACAATCATCTTATATACATCAATCAAGATGTGATAGAGGTATTGCAAAAAAGAACATGGCAAAGAAAATGTAAAGACTTCTTGACAATGCTAACTTTGCCATTTATATTGACAGTGTTGTTTGTTTTTATGGCATATTGTGTATATATGTTAAAATACTTATAGGAGAGTAAACATGAGTGTAATAAACCAAATACAAAAAGCATTTAATAGAGTAGATGAAAAAATATACAAAAAATATCGTGATTTATTAAAAAATCATGATTGGTATAGTGAATACTCTGATGACCATAGGAGGTGGGAACAGGCATCAGTAGAATATACAGAAATTATGTGTATTGCTCAAAATATGGATAGAGATTATAAAATATTTAATGAGTATGCACCTGATGAATACAAAAAGGAGAGTAAACATGATAATTAAACCAACGGCAGAAGATTGTGTTAGAGTTACAATCGGAAATTGGGAGGTATGGATAGATGATAGCACAGGAGAAAAAATCATTAGCCAATACTTTTTAGATGATAAAGATGTAAAGGAGAGAAAGTGATTATAGACATCATTGTGGGTATTATTATTTATATTATTTTAGCAGACTAAAGGAGAAAAATATGCAAGACATAACACTAACAGGCATTATGCCGTATTTTGATAATTCACAATCAAAACTAGCAACAACATTAGGGGTATCAAGACAAGCCGTCAATGTATGGTTTAAAAACGATAAGATACCTTTATTAAGGGCTTATCAGATTAAAGACATCATTCAAGACATGGAAAAGGAAACCGTGAGTGAATGAGTTAAGCACAGGTGAAATTATAGCCGAACTAACCATTGACAGTGATAAGATTGATGAACTAACAGGTGAGTTAGAACAAAAATTCTCTATCATAACCACAGATGATATACGCAAGGATATTCATAGTTGGTATCGTGGTGGTATCAAAAAAGGTAATGGGCTAGGGTTTCATCATACTAATGAGGGGTTTCTCATAAGACCACATGAAATTACAGTGGTATCAGGCACAAATGGTTCAGGCAAGACCATGTGGTTATCACAGGTAGTGTTAAAGCAATTACAAAGTGGCACAAAGTGCATTATAGCCAGTTTAGAAATGCACCCTATATACACTTGTAGCCGAATGATGACACAGTTAGAAGGTCATGCAGATGTTACAGATGACTGTATTAATAACTTTGTGGATATAATGAAAAATAAACTATATATCTACAATCAAGCCAATGTAACTAAAACAAGAACCATCTACGCTATGATTGAATATGCCTACAATATTTTAGGATGTAAAATTATAGTGATAGATAGTTTGATGAAGATGAATGATATTGCAGAGGATAATTATGATGCACAGAAGAAGTTTGTAGACCAATTAACTTCAATGTGCCGTAAATACCCTATTCATATCTTTCTAGTGGCTCATACAAAAAAAATGCGTGATGTGTATGAACACCCATCTAAAAATGATGTGCATGGCAGTAACCACATTGTCAATCTTGCAGACAATCTGTTGACTGTATGGAGAAATAAAATGAAAGAAAAACAAATGGAGGATGATAAACTATCAGATGAGCAAATAAGAAATATCCCTGATGCTAAAGTCTTTGTGCAAAAACAAAGAAACTACATAGGGGAAAACGGAGAGCCTACTTTTAACTTTTATTATGACCGAAAGGGCATGAGATATAGGGATAGACCATGACAATAAACGAACTAATCAAGCAATTAAAAGAAACATTTGGAAATGATATACAATACAGAGCCGTATCCAAAGACGGAAAAGTCTTTAAAACTCAAGGGTTTGATGATACGAAAAATAGTGTTGACAATCGTTTCAAAGTGTAATATATTGTAAATACATATTAACAAGGAGAGTAAATATGAGTAAAATTAAAGAGCAGTATGAATATCTACAATGGCAAATACAAGCCATGCAGAATGATTTACAAGAACTAGGTCAGCGTATGGATGACAGACAGCAGATGATGACCGATGAGCAACAACAACAGGAGAGTAATGATGGCAGATAAAAGTAAGTTTCAAGAATTAAGAGTATTAGATGTTTCTAAATACATAGAAAAGAAAGGTCAGTTTAGTTATTTGGCTTGGGCACACGCTGTAGACATATTGCTACAACATGACCCTCTGGCAACATGGGAATACCATGAGCCACAAATCTTTAATGACAGTATGATGGTCACTTGCACAGTCCATGCGTTTGGTAAAAGTATGACCATGCAGTTACCTGTGATGAACTATAAAAATCAAGCCATCAAGAATCCTGATGCGATGCAAGTTAATACAGCTATGCAAAGATGTTTGGCAAAAGCAATAGCTCTACATGGAATAGGGTTATATATCTTTCAGGGTGAAGATTTAGCAGATTTAGACCCATTAGATTTAATTAAGAATGTATATGAAACTCAAGGCATTGATGGGGCTAGAGCCGTCTACAATAAGATGGATAATGAAGCTAGAAAGAAATGTCAGCCATTTTTGGAGGAGATAAGAAATAACAATAAGGAGAGTCAAGATGGAACAACGCACTGAAGAATGGCATCAGGCTAGGTTAGGTAAGGTCACAGCATCTAATTTATCCAATGTAACAGCATCAACAAGGTCAGGCGAATCTGCCTATCGTAGAAACTATAGATTAAGATTAATAACAGAACGATTAACAGGTCAGCCAACAGAATTTATAATAAATCAAGCTATGCAACATGGTATTGATACAGAAGATGAGGCAAGAGACTTTTATGTATTTAAATACAATGATGTAGAAGAAGTGGGCTTTATAGACCACCCTACGATAGACATGGCTGGTGCTAGTCCAGATGGATTAGTTGGTGATGATGGCTTAATTGAAATAAAATGCAGACAGCCACATAACCATACAGAAACATTAATCTCTAATCAAATACCAAGCAATTACAAGTTGCAGATGTTTTGGCAAATGGCTTGTACTGGTAGAAGGTGGTGTGATTATGTATCGTATTGTCCGTCATTCCCTGAAGAACTAAAAATGGTAGTTATTAGATTGGAATGGAATGATGAGCAAATCAAATTACTTGAAGAAGAAGTAATAAAGTTCTTAACGGAGGTTGAGGACACCATTAAATTTATTAAGGAGAACAATAATGGCTAAAAAGTTGTATGATATATCAGTAGTAAACGGTAGCTATACCGATGTAGAAGGTAACAAGAAGAACAGATACACTAATATTGGTGTTATCATGGAAACAGATGATGGTAATTCTTTTGCATTGATTGACAGAAGTGCAAACCTAGCAGGATTTCCATATGATGAAAGCAAAGGTAACTCTATTGTTGCATCATTGTTTAAACCTAATACAGATGGTCAGAAACAAGCACCAAAACGAAATGTTGAATCTGTATCAGAGATGACAGATGACATCCCGTTCTAATTGGGTTTCTAGGGCGATACCTGTTGCTAATTTAAGGTATTTACCTAAACACGCAGTAAAAGTAGGTGGAATTAGGGGTAAAAAAGGATTTGTGACGGTTAGGCTGTGTGCAGACTGGATAAAAAGAGCAGATTCTAAATATAAGGTATTATTTAGGGGGATGTAACTCCCCCTATTTAGTATGAATTACTTGTTGCAAACATACATTGTAACTTCAAAGCCGAAACGCATTTCTGTTGCTGATGGTTTTGTCCACATAATGTTGCCCCTTTCTAATGAATTTGTAATCATTGATTACATGATGTAATTATACTCTCTATATAAATAGAGTATAACAATGGAGAATTATTTTATGCTAAAGAAAATACTTAAATATATTGTTCTTTTCATAATGTTATTTCTTATATTAGGGATATATATACATTATGATTTAATTAAAGAACAGCCTAGACCTGAATTTATTTGTTATAAAGGTAAGTTATTAAAAGCATTGGAAATTGACGATATTTATGTTAAGGTTGTGGGTACTCAATGTGAGTTATTTGAAGATTTAATTATTGTAGACAAGGAGGTAGTGAAGTGAGCGATGCAATTAATCCTGACCACTATAAAATTGGAGGGATAGAAACATTTGATGTCATTAAAGCAAAGTCAACAACAGAAGAGTTAATTGGCTATTGCAAAGGTAACAATAGGAAGTATTTAGATAGACGAGGGCATAAGCAATCTGTGAATCTATCTGAAATAGAAAAACTTAAAAATAGAATAGAAGAGTGTGATAAACAAGCATGGTATTTAGAAAAAGAGAAACAAATCTATACCGAACAACTTGCTAAACTATCTTCTCCTAAATTAATGCCTGATGAGTGGATAGAAGACCCACTGCATGACGAAAATTAAATTGGGAGGGCAGGTATGCCACAAATGTAAACAGCCTGCAAACACTTATGACAAGAAACAATGGTGGTGTGGAAGAGACTTGTCAGCACATGGGATATGTAAGAATGATAACAAGAAGAATAGCGATAGAGGGTGAATGGTTCACTGTTCAGTTTTTTAAAGAGGAGGATGGAAGCATTAGAGTTGAAGTAGAGCATGAGATTAGGGGAAAATACTATAAAATGTATCCTGATAACAAAATAATCCTAGACACAGAGCAGTCAATAGATTAGAATAAGGATAATATAAATGAGAAGTATTTTAGCTGCCTCCAAATCGCATTGCCTACAATGCGTTTACTCTCCAAACGGCTAGGATGCTTCTCTTTTTTTATGTTTGAATATGTATTAGTTGTATATATTACAATGAAACAACCAGAATATATTGGACATTTTGTAGATTGTGCAACAGCCAATGAGTATGCTATGAAGCATTATCCAAAGGCAGAATATACAAGTTGTCTACACGAAGACTATATTAATTTACCATTTGGGTTGATTAAAAAGGAGATTAAATAATGGGTAAGGGTTCATCAGCCAGACCAATCCCCAATCGTAAACAGTTTGAGGATAATTGGGACAAGATATTTGGAAAGAAAGAAACCAGCAAACCTAAACATACCGACAAGAAAAAGACTGACTGATTTAGGTTATCTTGTTGAGAATGTAGAGAAGTATAATACATTCAGTCGCCAGAAGAATGACTTATGGGGGTTTATAGACTTCTTGGCTATTAGAAGAGATGAAGTGTTAGCAATACAGGTCACCTCTAAAGCTAATATGTCTAGTAGACGAAAAAAAATTGCAGAGCATGAAAATGTAGGGAAAGTGCGTGAAGCTGGAATACGCATTGAGTTATGGGGATTTTATAAGGAGGGTAGAAAATGGGAAGTGAAGATAGAAGACTTGTCGTAAAATCAAGATATGACTTTGCTGATTATAGATACACACTAAAAGGCAAAGAGTATAAAAGAAATCAAGCCATTAATATGATACTGGATGTGCTTGATGTGAAAGCAATGACCATTAATGAGTTGTCTGAAATGTTTAAAATAGATGGTCAGCCTATGCTTAATCTGATAAAGGTTATGAGAGAGAATAACTTAATCACCAATACAAAATTAAGAAGAAATGGTCATTACTTATTTAAGTCTCGTGATGACTGTTTATTAGCTAAAGTCATGTATCCTGTAGACAAGGTTGAGCAATCATTTACTGTAAAAAGCTCAAAGAAAAGAATGGTAGATGAAGGAACTTCTAAAAGCGAAATGAGCTCTAAATACAATATTTCTTATGGTAATTCTTATTATAATAGTGTGTATTGGGGTGAGTAATGGAGATGGATAGATTATTAGAGTTGTTGGATAAGTGGAAACGATACATGAACTCTGACAATCATAAGCTAGGTTATCCTAGTAAGTCTCTAGGAATGTCTAGTGGAGGTGAATCTAGTTATGATGCGTTTGATGAGATGTATGAAGATGTAGAAGATACCAATGTAAGAACAGTTGATGCTGTGATTCATAGTCTCCCTAAAGACCAAAAAGAAGCCATTTATGCTCGTTATCTTAATACTAAAAAGCCACAGTTGTATGAATACAAACTACAAATAGCTATAGATAATCTACTCACCATTGTAGGTAGGAGGGTAGGAGCATAATTAACATACCTATATCAGATGAAGTAGCAAGATATAGTTATGATATTGTTAAGCGTTACAGTCTGGGTAATCGTGGTTATGCAGATGGAGGGTTCAAAGAACAAAGAATTGGAGTTGTAGGTCAATACATGATATGTAATATACTAAACTTACACAGTGACTTTAGTGGTGGGTTTGATAACGGAATAGATTTTTTATTAAATGGTAAGACTTATGATGTTAAGACAATGGGGAGAACATCGTATCCTAAAGACTATTATGTAAATAATCTAATAGGTATGCAGGCAAAGTATGAAGTGGATAGGTATGTATTTTGCAGTCTACATAAAATAGACAAAGTATTGACTATATGTGGATGGATAGATAAAGATGAGTTTATTGATAAAGCAAAGTTCTTTGGCACAGGTCAAGAAAGAACTAGGTCAGATGGTAGTAAGTTAATTACTAAATGTGATTTGTATGAACTAGAGAATAAGTATCTAGTGCAATCTAATACTATAGATGAGTTTAAGTCCCAACTACTGCTTCCAGATTAAATTTAACCAGTATTTTAACTGTTCTACCCTCTCTTCATCTGTTAGCTTATCTAACCACTCCTGTCGCTTCCATAGAGGCTTTTTAGAGAGGTTTAATGCTTCACAGTATCTTTGGTATTCTTTGCTGTAATTATCTGTTTGTGAGCCGTCTGGCAGTGTTATATCACGCTTGTTTTTAATCATCTAACTCTGGAATGTCTGCATAGATAGAATCTATTACTATTTCGATAGACGAGCCGTCAGACAAGAAGATAGTCATAGTGTCTTCACCATAAGTAATGGCAACTTCCTCTATAATCTTACCTGTCATAACCTCTGCTATTCTATCAATATCCATAATTCTCCCTAAATGCTGATGGCGGATTGTAACTTTTTCATCTGTGGAATCTTTTTGTTGCTCCTCGACCATTTTCCGCAAGAGTTGCAACGAAGTCTCTGATAAACGGTATTTGTATTGCAAGCAAAACCTCTTTTCTGTAAACTGCTACTACCACAGTTAGGACATACAACACCCTCTGTGAACCCATTGTGGTTTGGATGGTTTCTAATCCAAGACAACATCTTTTCATAGACCTTTTCCAACAATACAACATCTTGGATATTATACTTCTTCATCATATCCCAAGCCTGCTTATCTTTATTCATGCACCGTATCCACAGTTCATGACCAATATGTTTTACTTTTTCACCAAGACCTAATGCTTGAGCAACATAGTCAAGTTTATTACTAGGAAATTTAAACTTACTACGGCTAGTTCTTAATAGGTCTATCTCTCTGTAAGGTGATGGTGGAGTTAGTCCTAATAGTAGAAACTCTTTATTGAGAGTGGGTATATCAAACTTTGTGCCATTGTAATGAATGACGGCATCAGCTTCATCTAATAGTTTGTAGATTTCTTTGACCATCTTCTTATGAGATGTTTCCATCATAGAGCTAAAGTAAACATCTTTTTGACCAAGCCATTTAGCAGCCCAACACATGACATAGCTAGACTCCATCAGTTGATTCAAACTAACATTCTGATTGTATAAACCCCAAACATGGGCGGTATTAGGTGATGTTTCTATATCAAGAAGTAATATCTTCAAAGGGTCGTGTCCCTTTCTTATCAATGATGAGTGCCTGCTTACGAGGCTCTGTAGGATGAAATGATAAATGCACCCACTTATCAAATTCAAGGATGACTTGGTCGTAATTAATGTTAGCTAATATTATAGCTTCAACAATGCTATGGGGATTACCAAAGCTAGGACTGATAAAGTCAACCGCCAAGCCTTTGATGTGGCTAGAAGTTCGCTTGCTTCCCAAATAATCATTAAGAAGCACACCCCTGTACCCAGAGCTAATAAGCATAGGAGCGTTAAGTACATCTCGGACATATTCTAATTCTTTCGCTAAAAATGTTAAATTATCAATGACTTCAACTGTAGGGGTATTATCAATACCTAACCTAACAGCCGTATCTGAATGTGTTAATTCTTCTAAACTAAAATGCGGTGACAACTTCATTTAGTCAACCCTTTTGTTTTCTCAAATGTGCGTAGTCCACCCAAGCCTAACATACCCATTAATACAGTCATTAAAGAACCCATATCAAATTCAGGTAAGGCAGGTAATACAACATTAAACCACGCTGCTACGAATATTATAACAGGAGATAGTACAAAATGCCAAGCTAAAGCTATTCCGCATACCCAGCCTATAAAAGGTCTCCAGCCAGCAACTAAAGGAGAACGATGAGATGCCTCTGCTTTGTTGACCTCTATCTGTCCTTTAGCTAACTCTTGTGCGTGTTTTTCTGACATCGTAGCAATCTCATGTGCTAACTGATTCTTCTGGTCTTTATCTTCTATAAACTTATCTAACAAACCTGCAACTGGTCCAATTAATGCTGTCCACACCATACTATCTCCTATATTTCGTTTTCATCAAAGCCAAATTCATCAGCTATTTTTTTTCTTAATTGCTCAAAATTTTTATCATGTCGTAAATAAGATTTACCATAATAATGATTAGCCATATGTATTATTTCATGCACCATAGACTTAATGAGGCTAGTCAAGAATCTATGTCGTTCAGGACAAACACCTATGGTATCTGGGTCTGGTGTATAGGTTGCCATGACCTTATCTGATACAGGCAGTAGTTCAAACTCAACCTCGTCTGCAGGAGGAAGACCTAGTTCTCTTAAAACACTTGTAGCAATTAACATAGAGTAAACTGCTTTAACTGTTTTAATATCTATTTTCATCTTCTGTCTAAAGGATTAGTCACTGACCTTTTAATTATATCAAGTTTATCTTCTACAGAACGAATCATAGTTTCTACTTCTGATTTGGTTGCTGCTGTTGATGCCTTGAGTTCTCTTTGTGTTGATAGAGCAACTGCATTGCTTTCTTTTGCAAGCACATACGCATCAGCAACTTTTTCTTGTAACCTAACATTTGTATCTAGCCCCTCTAATTGTCGTTCCTTGATGGCTGATACTTGCAGTTTTAACTCTTTAATATTATCTTCTATTATTGTGAACTTACTGGTAGCTTCTATAGTCTTTAACATTTTATTGTAAAATGTCACCCCTGCGTAGCCGCTCCCAAGTATTATCGGAAAGAGAATAATAATAATCTTCGACATCGTTCCTTTTGAGAAGGTCAAGTTGAAACTTTCTGGTATCTGCATTAATTGGGAACTCCTGTGTTATACTGAACATATCAGTTAATGGTGGTTGGTAAAATTCCAACGGTTTATTTAATATTTCTAATGAAAGGACTAATCCAAAGCCATGAACAATCTCTTTGCGATTATCAACGACATTGTCTACATTGTCTTTAGACTCTTCTTTGTCCCTATCTTGTTTGTTTTCTTTTACTTCTTTGGTGCTATCAGTCTCGCTGCTAGTGCTTGTCTCGACTTTATCACTCGTATCGCTGATTTCTTCTTGGATGACTGATTCTATTGTAGGTTCAGCAGGATTACTCGTCTGCGGTACATCTATTGTCGGTGCAATTACAGACTCTATGGGCATGGGAGACACAGGGTTTGTAGGAGATGTCACTGATATTGGACTTACTGGGTCTGTAGTACTTTGAGTGCATGTATTCTGCG